GCCGTTATGTCTGTTCCCCCTGAAGTTTTGGCAAAAGACGCAGGAATTTTGAGTTTAAAAAAACCTGTAGATGGCGGGATCGGAGCATATGCCGCTGAAGAAAAAGAAGGGTCTGTTTCTCCCGTGACAATGCCGAAAAGACCAGTGTCGCGGGCACAAGCACGGTCTCCACGCCCTATCCGGGCACCGGGCGGCGCGCCATTAAACAACACAAACTACTTGGCTGTGCCGGATTATTTCGACTTCAACCCTTCTGCGGGGGCTGATTTCACCCAACAGCTTTTGGCGCGGGCCGCCGAAGAAAAAGCAGGCGGGTTTTCCAATCTTGTTTAGGTCAGCCACTTTCGGGCTTCTTCTTTAAGGACTTCGCCCGCGAGAATAATTTTATCTCGTAGAGCTTCCAAAATCTTCTCATCCACGGTTTTGGGAGATACGAGGTCCACGTATGTGACCTTGTTGGTTTGACCAATGCGATGCGCTCGGTCTTCCGATTGAAGGCGAATTTCTAAGTCGTAGCTGTTGCTATAATAAACGACGGTGTTTGCCGCGGTCAGCGTAATGCCATATCCGCCGGTTCTAGGTTGTCCGACGAAAAACCGAAGCGGGCTGCTTTCGTCCTGAAACCAATTAACGATCTGCTGCCGTTCGTCCTGCGGCGTTTCTCCGTAATATGTAGCCACCGAATCCGGTCCGAAACGGTCGCTGAGTGCATTAGATATGCTCTGGATATCATGAGTGTATGTCGCCCAAATTATAGCTTTGCCTTGCACTTCCTCGGCCAAGTCCATCAAAGTAGACAAGCGGTTGTTGGGCAGTTCTTTTAGAACACCTTCGTCGGTCATGATGTGACCGCAGCAAATTTGTTGCAGGCGCATAATTTGCGTCAGTACGTTCGACGTGGTCGCAACTTCGCCATTGCCCAGCGCGGCCAAGGCCCATACCACCATCTGGTCATATGCGGACCGCTGCTCTTTAGTTAATTCGACGTCGCGCCGGACAAATACTTTCTCCGGTAAGTCCAGACAATCTTGTTTGAGCACGCGGTAGCTAAACTGGTCCAGCTTTTCGGACAGTTCGTCTAACCTACGGTATCCAACAATTTCTTGAAAACTGCGGTGCCCCACGGATCGTTGACGGACCACGGCATATCGGGCTTGGAACGCGAAATAGCTGTTGTAGTTTAGGGCTTGTTTGTCCAAGAACAGGCTCTGGCTGAACAAATCCATTGGGCTCTTCGTAATGGGTGACCCTGTCAGGATGCGTCGATATTTAGATAGCACCCTAAGTGACATGATGTTTTTTGTACGAGCGGCTTTTCTGTTTTTTATGGTGGTGGATTCGTCCACGAGGACAAAATTGTCTGGATTTTGGTGCAAAAACGCTTCCGCGGCCTCCACGCCACGTTTCGTGGATAACGCCTCAACATTCATGACAAATATCTTCAACAGGCCTTCTTTTGAAAGCACGAAATCTACGAGTTCCGATTCATATGTCTTAGTTTTTTTCGGAACCCAGCGCATGACCTGCCGGTTTATTCTTTCCGGAAGATGGGTGGGGATTTCGTTGCGTACCCAGTTATCGTAAACGCCTTTTGGAGCTATGACGAGTGCCGAAGTTATCTCACCTTTTTCGTATAGTATCGCCATATTGTCGATGGCGACTTTTGTCTTACCTGTCCCCATCTCCATGAAAAGAGCAAAAAAAGTTGAGTCACAACAGATGTTTAGAGCTTTTTCTTGATGCTCATAGGGTTTCGTTTTGAACTCGTAGCCGGTCATTTCAAACAATCTCCTAAAAACAGGTTGACACGCCATTGGTATAAGATAATATCAGTCTTTGTCAAGGTCGGACACGGCCTACAACAGCGAAAAGAGGACTACGAATGACTGATCTTACTAGCCTAATGGAAGAGGAAAATTCGCAATCTGTCGAAAATGTCGATCAGGCGGATTTGTCCAGCGTCGCGGGGATCGCACGATCTATCCGCGAAAAAGAAGAGCTGATCTTTGACTTGGAGCAAACGCTCAAGTCCGAAAAGAAGTCTTTGATGAAGCTCACGGACGAGGAGCTTCCAGCTCTCCTGCAAGAGGTCGGCATCAACAAGTTTGAACTTGACGACGGTTCCACCGTTGAGGTCAAGCAAACCTACGGTGCGTCGATTTTGGTTGCCAATCGGGAAACCGCTTACGAGTGGCTTCGAAATCACAACTACGACGACATTATTAAAAATCAGGTAAATGTTCGCTTTGGTCGTGGCGAAGACGAACTTGCCGCGTCGTTCACGGCTCTCGCTGCTCAACAGGGTTACGCGCCCGAGCAGAAAACCGAAATCCACTCTCAGACTTTGCGCGCCTTTGTGAAAGAGCGCGTGGAGGCTGGTGATGAGTTTCCAATGGACTTGTTTGGCGCTTGGATAGGCCATCGCGCTGTCATTAAGAGGAGTAAATAACATGGCAAAAGCTGTGGCTAAAAACGAAGATAACGCCGTATCCGTCGTAGACGAAAGCCTTTTTGAAGCGGATGCCGGTGTAGGCATGGAAAACATGGGCCAAGATGACCTTGCCCTGCCGTTTCTTAAAGTTCTCAGCGGTAACGACCCGGTTCTGGACGAACGTGACGACGCTCGAAAGGGCGACATCTACAACACCGTCACAGGGGCCGTTTACAAAGGCAAGGAGGGCATCTCCGTCATTCCTGCCGCGTACCAACGACGCTTCATTCAGTGGGCACCACGGGGCTCTGGAACGGGCGCACCGAGCGCTATTTACGAGCCGGGTGATACCCGTCCTCGGACCGAGCGGTCTTCGGACGACAATAAGGACTACGTCGCCGACGGTTCTGGTGAATACATTGAGGAGACGCACCAACATTTTGTCATCGTATTAAACGAAGACGGCAGCGCTGAAACGGCGTTGATTGCCATGAAATCTACTCAGCTCAAAAAGAGCCGTAAGTGGAACAGCATGATGGCCTCGCGGACGATGAATGGGAAGAACGGACCCTTCACCCCGCCGCGGTTCAGTCACGTCTATCACCTCAAAACCATTTTGGAGGAGAACTCCAAAGGGTCCTGGCATGGCTGGGAGATGAGCGTCGAAGGACCCGTTCAGAGCGTTGATATTTACCAGCGGGCTAAAAGCTTTGCGGCGAGCATCAGCCTGGGAGACGTTCAGGTTAAGCACTCGGACGAAAGCGCGTCGCCCGCAGCGCAAGACGACGACATTCCGTTCTGATCCTAAGTGGCGGGGCTTCGGTCCCGCCACGTTTTTCTGAGGCGCACATGCAAGTCAAGAAATTCATGGCCATATTCGATGGCCTGAAGGAAGCCTACGGCTACTTCAAAATTGAAAGCACCGGATCAAACGGAAAGGCCAAAGGCAAGGCAGGAATCCTGCGCGAACCGCGGACCACGAAGCTTTGGGAGGGCCACCTAAACGGTGACGGTGCGGGCATTGGAATTATTCCGATTAACGCCGACAACAAAAGCAAGTGGGGGTGCATTGATATCGACCAGTACCCCCTAGACCACAAAATGCTGATTGAAAAAATACGGCGGATGAAGTTGCCGCTGGTGGTTTGCCGATCAAAGTCTGGTGGCGCGCACTGTTTTCTGTTTTCTAAGGATTGGATTGCCGCGGCTGACATGCAGAAGGCTCTGCAACACATGTCCGCGGCCCTGGGCTACGGTGAAAGCGAGATTTTCCCCAAGCAAATACGTTTGCACTTGGACCGAGGGGATGTAGGGAATTTCCTGAACCTTCCTTACTTCGATCACGAGGCGGGTCTTCGGTATGGGTTTTTAGACGACGGCACGTCCGCGACGATAGACGAGTTTTTTGGGCTGTATGAGGCTCATGTTCAAACTCCCGAGCAGATTTTAAAGCTGCAAGTCGAGACGTCTGGAAAAACAGACCACCTGAAAGACGGTCCGCCGTGCTTGCAGATTTTGTGTAACTTAAAGATTTCGGAGGGCGGTCGTAACAACGGCCTCTTTAACCTGGGGGTTTACCTGCGCAAAGCTTACCCAGATAGCTGGGAGTCCGAGATACTGCGGTTCAACATGGACTACCTTGAGCCGCCGCTGCCGCTGAACGAGGTTAACATTGTCGCGAAGCAGCTACAGCGCAAAGACTATGTCTACAAGTGCTCTGACAGCCCTATCAACGCGCATTGCAACAAAGACCTGTGCCGAACAAAAAAGTTTGGGATAGGGGCGGCGGTAGCGGGCGCTACAGTAGCCAACTTGCGTAAGTATAATTCCAACCCCCCTGTTTGGTTCATGGACGTGAACGGGGAGCCGTTGGAGTTAGACACTGACGCTTTAATGAACCAGCCGGTCTTTCAAAAAGCCTGCATGGAACAGCTCAACTTTATGCCTATGTCGGTGCCCAGGGCACAATGGGAAGCACGCATTGGCGCGCTCTTAACCGAGATGAGGGACAACGAAAGTGCCATCATAGAAGTGGCTCAGGACGCCAGCATCAGCGGTCAGTTCTACGACTTCTTGGAAGAGTTCTGCCGACACCTACAGCAGGCTCAGGACAAAGAAGAAATATTATTGCGACGTCCGTGGACCGACGAAGAAAAGAACCAGACTTTCTTCCGGCTGAAGGATTTTGAGGCGCATCTGCGCAAAAATAAGTTCTTCGAGTACAAAAGTCATAGGATTGCGCAACGGCTGCGCGACATCAACGGCAACAGCGTCGTCCTCAAGATCAAAGGCCGATCCGTTCGCGTGTGGCAAATACCTGCCTTTGAAACCGCCGATATGGTTTTCGACACGTCTCGATTAAAACGTCAGGCGGAGGTTCCGTTCTGATGGAGGACTTTCGAAAGATACACCGGGAGAGGAATTGGAATATTTGGCGGATGCGCGTTTTAGAGAAAAGAACGCTGCCCAGTATCGCCCAGAGGTTTGGTCTTAGTCGAGAGCGGATTCGTCAAATTGTTCTGGAAGGTAATGCGATCTTAGAAAATCGACCGGACTATTTTGGCAGGAAACAGTAATGTTTCGCATTTTTGGACCGCCCGGCACCGGAAAAACCACTACGCTGCTTAACATGGTCGATGAAGCCCTGGAGAGCGGCGTACACCCGCATAAGATTGCGTTCTTAGCCTTCACCCGCAAGGCTGCTAATGAGGCCAAGGACCGTGCCGCAGCGCGTTTTAACCTCGACCCTAAGAAAGACTTGAGTTACTTCCGAACGCTGCACTCTTTAGCCATGTCTCTGAGCAATATCCGTAGTGAGCAGGTTATGCAGGAGGAGCACTACCGAGAGCTGTCGGAAACGATAGGCGTAGAGGTTTACAGCTCCACCCAAGTAGGCGCGTTCGAGGAAGACATAACTGCCATTACGTCGAACAAAAACCCCATCCTGAACGTTATCAACCTCGCCCGCCTGCGGAAGGTGGATTTGAGAGACCAATATAACGAAAGCAATTTGTACGAGTCGTGGAACGTCGTGAATTACGTTGCTACAAGCCTGGAGGCATACAAGGGCAACATGGGCCTTTATGACTTCACAGATATGCTGGATGAATTTATACGGTCCGCGCCTATGACCTGCCCGCATTTCGATCTGTGCTTCATAGACGAAGCTCAAGACCTGAGCCCGCTGCAATGGGACCTCGCGCATATCTTAGACGAGAACTCGACGCGAACTTATTGCGCAGGAGATGACGACCAAGCGATTTACCGATGGGCCGGTGCCGACGTTGACCACTTCATCAACCTCCCCGGCGGTTCAGAAACGCTTTCTCAATCCTACCGTGTGCCGCGTCGAGTTCATGCCGTCGCGCAGACCGTCGCCAGTCGCATTAACCGCCGGTTCCCAAAGAGGTACGAACCAAAACCCGAGGAGGGGCACGTCCAAACTGTGGCGGGCATTGAATATTTAGACATGAGCAGTGGCGAATGGCTCATCCTGTCTCAAGCGGGATACATGCTGCAAGACGCCGCCGCGTGGCTTAAATCCGGCGGATATTTGTTTAATTACCGCGGCTCGCGGTCCATTGGCAAGAAATTATCCGATGCCGTGAACGGGTGGGAGACTTTACGCCGGGGCCATTCAATCCCTGTTGTGCTAGCGCGGCAGGTTTATGCTTTTATGTCTGCCGGGACGCGCATAAAGCGCGGATTTAAGAAGCTGACAGGCCTAGAGGACGATGACGTCGTTAGTATGTCCGCGCTGATGGAAAACCACGGGCTTTTGGCAGATCAATCCATGATTTGGTCAGAAGCTTTGGATAAAATTCCGGAGACCGACAGGGCGTATGTTACGGCTCTTTTGCGCCGCGGCGAAAAGTTCAACGCCGAACCCCGGATTTCGCTGTCCACGATCCACGGTTCAAAAGGCGGCGAAGCCGACAACGTTGTTCTCTACACTAGCCTGACTAAAGCCGCAGATGATGACATGCAGCGCAATCCGGACGACATGCACCGGGTGTTTTATGTCGGAATTACTCGAACCAAGGACACCCTTGTCCTCGTAGAACCCGAAGATGCAGCAAGGAGCTATTACATATGAACCGTGAACAAGTCCTATCGAAAGCTGAAAAGCTGATTAACGGTCAACGGGCTACAGATTATGGCGACGCTTATGAAAACCATGCTCGGATTGCAGAGGGTTGGAACGTGATTATGCGCGGAGCGTTGTCAAATTCTGGATATCTGACACCCGCACACGTCGCGCTCATGATGGATTGGCTCAAGACCTGCCGGTTGTTATCCACGCTGGATCATGAAGATAGCTGGGTCGATAAGGCGGGGTACACGGCCCTCGGTGCTGAGTTCGCTTTGAAGGAAAAACAGGTTGACTAAATTGCAAATGGCGATGTTTCCGCCAAAAAGCGAGTGGGTCCCCCCGCTGGAGCTGCCCGACATCACGTCAGCAAAAACAATTGCAATCGACGTTGAAACGTCGGACCCAAACCTGAAATCAAACGGTCCAGGGTGGCCGACCAAAGACGGGTTCATCGTAGGATACGCCCTCGCCGTGGACGGGTGGTCTGGTTATCTGCCTGTAAAGCATTTCGGTGGTGGCAATCTCGACGAGCGCATCGTGTCCCGATGGCTCAAAAAGGTGTTTGAGTGCCCTGCCGACAAGGTAATGCACAACGCCCAGTACGACCTCGGATGGATTAAGGCTACCGGGTTTGAAGTTAATGGTCGGATCATCGACACGATGGTCATCGCATCGTTACTGGACGAAAACCGCTTCAGCTACAGCCTAAACGCACTATCCTACGACCTGCTGAACAAAACCAAATCGGAAAAGGGGCTGGTAGAGGCAGCGCGCGAGTTCGGCATCGACCCAAAAGCCGAGATGTGGAAAATGCCAGCCATGTACGTCGGACCTTACGCGGAGGCCGACGCCGAGCTTACTCTTGAATTGTGGAACTACTTTACCGGACAAATCCGTAAAGAAAACCTAACAACCATCGCCGATTTGGAACTGGACCTCCTGCCATGCCTCGTAGACATGACTATGCGGGGCGTGCGCGTTGACCAGAACAAGGTCGAAATCACACGCAACGGTCTCTTAAAACGCGAAAAGCTTGTTCTTCAGGAAATTAAACGGCTTACCGGAACCAACGTTGAAATCTGGGCCGCGCAATCCCTCGCCAAAGCCTTTGATGGTATGGATATTGGATATCCCAAAACCGAAAAGGGCGCGCCAAGCTTCACCAAACAGTTTCTCCAAGAGAATGAGCATCCCATTGCTAAGCTCATCGTTGAAGCTCGGAACCTGAACAAAACGTCCGGCACGTTCATCAACACCATCATGAAGCACTGCCGGGCCGACGGCCGCATTCACAGCCACATCAACCAAATTCGTTCTGACGACGGCGGAACCGTCTCGGGGCGCATTTCAATGTCCAACCCCAACCTGCAACAAATCCCGGCCCGCGATCCAGAACTCGGACCCATGATCCGCAGTCTTTTCTTACCCGAAGAAGGCGACCAGTGGGCGGCCATTGATTTCTCGCAGCAGGAACCACGCATCTTGGTTCACTATGCGCATCTCTACGGTAAAGCCCGCGGCGTGCCGCTGCGCGGGGCAGAGGAGTTTGTGGAGGCTTATTCCAATGATCCAGACACTGATTTTCATACCATGGTCGCGGAAATGGCCAACATCGCCAGAAAGCAGGCGAAGACCATCAATTTGGGCATGATGTATGGCATGGGCGTGAACAAACTGTCCGAACAACTGGACGTATCCGTGGACGAGGCCAAGAGCCTGACCAAGCAGTATCATGATCGCGTTCCGTTTGTTAAAGGGTTGATGAACGGCGTCATGAACCGTCTCAACGATAAAGCCGGGTCCGGTTCGCTCCGGTCCATACTCGGCAGGAAGTGCCGCTTCGACCTCTGGGAGCCGGACTCGTTCGCCATGCACAAGGCCATGACATACAAAGACGCGGTCCTCGAACATGGTCCCACAGCGCGCTTAAAACGGGCTTTTACCTACAAAGCTTTGAACCGTTTGATCCAAGCGTCGGCAGCCGACATGACAAAAAAAGCAATGGTCGATATCTACCAGAGCGGCAGGCTTCCAATGATCCAAATTCACGACGAGATAGCCATGTCCGTGGGGTCAAAGGAAGAAGCTTTCGAGGTCGCGAATATCATGGAAAACGCCGTTCCGTTGGAGGTTCCGTCCAAATGTGATGTTGAAATCGGAGATTCCTGGGGGACCGCCAAATAAAAGCGCGAATCCTTGCGGACTTGGATAAGTTCGTATATAGTCTTGTAAAATATGTTTATGGAGACCGAGATGGATACCGAACGCTGGAAAAGTGTGCTGACGCCGCGTGAAGTCTATGACGAACTGAAAAAAACCGCGCGTGAAGAAGGGCGCACCATCAGTGGTCAGCTTCGGTACATGTTTGAGGTGTATAAAAACGTGACGCCTACGCAAAAAATGGATGTGAAAATAAAAGACTGATACAGGTATGCGATAGACCGTTGACAAGCGCATAGCCGTCACTTAGTCTATTTAAACTACATTTTAAATGTAGAGGTCTCGTGTTTAACATGCTTGACCGCGACGCCCCCGGTTCCTCCCTGTCCGGGGGCGTCTGCTTTTTAAATTGTTATGTTTTTAGTTGATAACTCCTATACAATCGCATATAGTTCGCTTTCTCACACAAAAAGGGAAAGCAAAATGACTTCAATTACACAAAAAATCTCCTGGTCCGACGCTAAATTCGTTGTTGAAGAGGCGGTCGAGAGCCAAATCGCGCTTCTTCAACTCGGGATGATGGGAACCCAAGAAGAGCGCGACGCAGACATCCAAAAAATACGCGACGCTTGGACCCGAATATTGGTCGGATAAAAAAACAGTTGACGACCTATGCGATAAGCTGCATAGTGTTGCTGCTACACAACAGGAGAAGAAGAATGACGAAAAGAATGGGTCCACAAGTTCTCGGTGTAAACCAAGAGCCTTTTTCCACACCGTGGAATTACCACCATCCAGTGCCGCAAAACGACGCGCAAATGCTGTCGATCACTCAGGTTTCCCTAGCCACGGGTTTTGGCGAAAGCACAATTTATCGCCGAGCCCGCACCACGGGCTTCCCTAGCCCGCAAAAGGTCTGGGCCGTGGCCCAGGGCGGCGCTAAACGTTTGCAGCTCCGTTGGGATGCGGAGGAAATAAACGCTTGGATGGAGCGCCAAACAAACCCAGGGCGCACTGGTCGGAGCGCGCCACGCCCTAAAAACCGCAAACCGCGTAACGAAACGGTGGTGCCCGAGCCAAAGACCGCGGCCCCCGAGCCATACAATTGGAAAAGGGAGTTAGCAATCGGTTTGCCAACAGCGCTCGTGGGTGCAGGGGCCATCGGTGCGATCCTGGGACTGTCTTTCCCGGCCCTGTTGCGTTGGCTGGGAGCGAACTGATGGATATTTCAATCCATGATGTATGGGACATCACAATCGGTCCAATTCAAGAGAAACAAAAAGTTTATTGGAGGAAAATTAAACTTAGAACCCGCAGAGGAACGCACGAAATCACGTGCTTTGAGGCACCATATGCCAGGGCTGACAAAAACGAAGACCTGGAAATAACCCTCTCGGATGAGCCGGTGTAATGAAGAGAAAGTTTCATGCCGGGGACTACGTGGAATGCCCCGTTTGCAACGGCACCGGCACGGTTACCGTCGAGGACCACGTCGTTTCGTGGACCCACGGAGGTTATATTCAAGACCGGACAGTGGAATGCCTGGAGTGCGGCGGTAGCGGACTAGTTGACCGGTTGTATGAGGACTAATTGAAGGAGAAGACGATGATCGAGACAGCCTTCTTGTGCTTGGCTTTGGCCGTCTATTATGAAGCTCGGGGCGAGGAACCAGCCGGGCAGCGCGCCATAGTGCATGTAGTGGAGAATCGTGTTGCTCATGGAGCATGGCCCAACGATGCCTGCGCCGTAATTAAGCAAAAAAACGCTTTTTCGTTCTATTGGGACGGCAAAGACGAAAACCCCAAAGACGCTAAGGCCTGGGCGGAAGCGCAACGCGCCGTCCGCGAAGCGTGGCAAAATCCTTGGGAAAATATGGGAGCCACGCATTACCACGCTGATTATGTCTCACCGGCATGGTCGCGCGCTAAAACCATGACGCGCCTGGGTAAAATAGGCCGTCACATCTTTTATTTGGAGGACAGAAAACAATGAGCGCTACAAAAAAAGCGGGAGATATGGCTCAGGAAGGGTTTGCGGCCGAAGACATCGCCACGATGCTGCAAACCACCCCAGCGGTAGTCCGCACCCTCCTGCATCGAACGAAAAGCGGGGGCAAAGCACTGAACCTGCGGCTTCCGGACCACCTGATGTCGGAATTAGAAAAGAAAGGGGCGTCTTACCAACAACCGCTAACCGCCAAAAGCATCGCTCAAATCCTGTTGATACGAACCCTGCGCCAACAAAACTTGGAGGAAAACAATGAAAGTCACACTTGAAAGCTACAGCCAACGCCAAAATCATCGAGCAGGTAACACCCTGCTCGATGACATAGCTTATTTTGCGCGTGTCAGTAATCCGACCTCTCAAATAAGCGGCCTCAACAACCCCGGATTGATTTCGTACCTGATCCGCAACAAGCACTGGAGCCCCTTCGAAATGGCTCACGCCTGCCTTTGTATCGAGACAAGCCGAGCAGTTTCCAGACAAATTCTTCGGCACGGAAGCTTTAAATATCAAGAATTTAGCCAAAGGTACTCGGCCACCGAGACAAACACCGACCGGCAGGAAGCGCGGCTCCAAGACCTTAAAAACAGACAAAACAGCTTGGAGACCGACGACGAAGGCCTTATCCATTGGTGGCGTGACGTGCAAGACAGCCTCATCGCCTCTACTTTTGATGTATACGATGAAGCGCTCAAGCGCGGGCTGGCAAAAGAGGTCGCACGGGCCGTGCTGCCCGAAGGTTTGACCCAAACACGATTGTATATGACCGGGTCCATCCGTTCGTGGATACACTACTGTGAGCTGCGGTCCGGGCCAGAGACGCAAAAAGAACACCGCCAAGTTGCACGGGCCGCGGCCAAGGCCCTGACTCCTGTATTTCCGATGATTATGGACTTTGTGCAGTGAGTCTCAAAAATAACAAAAAAATGGCCGAACGCTTGATTAGGATGCGATCCATTCCAACCGGAACACCGCTGCACAAAAGTTTGATCCAAGCTACCGAAGAAGTGACCGGTTCAGACGACTTCATGTGCCGCACTCGACACAGACGATTAGTCCACGCTCGTCAGGTACTGATGTGCGCAGCGCGCTTATCCGGGTGTACATTCGAGGCCTGTTGCGTCTACGTCGGTCTCTTCGATCACACGACCGCCGCGTTCGCCTGGAAGAAAATGGAACGGGATGACAAATTAAAGACCGACGCCCACGCAGCATACAACCGGTCAAAAGAACTTTTGGCGCAACGTGAACTCAAATTCGCGGAGGGCGTCAAAGAAATGGCAGAAAGCGCAAAAGACGAGATTACTGCTGCGGTGAAACCGAAAACGGTAGTCGTGCAAAAACCAAAGACCTTACGTCCAAACGTGGAGGAGCTTACCCGTAAGCCTTGGGAGGGGGACAGTCAAGAAGCCAAAGAGATCGCCCGAAAACGGGACCAATATTACGGGTGACAAAACGGTGGGAGACTTTCCGACGGTGACAAACCAGTGGGAGACTTTCCGACG